TGGCGTCCAGCCGCACCGTTACCCGGCTGCAATACTTGTCGTCCGGGTCTCCGAGTCCGATGTCGCCGGTCACGGCCTCGTATTCCACCGTGTCTTCTTCGCCGCCGGCTTCCCGGCTCCCGTCTGCGGCCCAGATGGCCTCTTTGTCCCAGAGGTAGAGCTGCCGCCCGGTGCTGCACATGGCCCAGCCGGTGGCGTCCTCCTCGTGCCAGAGTCCCTTTTCTGTGTCGTAGACCAGCAGCCGCTGCCCGCCGGGGCTTTCGGTGTGCAGGTAGTACCGTCCCACCAGCCCGCCGGCGGCTGCTCTCGTCACATGGCTGAGGCTCTCTTCGTCCAGCGAGGCCGACACCTTGGTGGGCAGGCTGCCGTCCCACGCCATCACCCCGTCCATCGAGAGGTAGTACAGCGTCTCGTTGATGACGCACAGGCTCTGGTGCGCGCCCTTAGCCACGCCCGAGCACTGGATGCTGCTCATCTGGTAGTCGCTGGGCTTGGTGCCGTAGAGCTTGTGTAAGCCGTTCTCTTTGAAGAAAAGCACGTACCCCATGCAGGTGGCAGCGCCGGTAAAGGCTCCGTCGCTGCCCACGGTCACGGCGTAGCTGTCCGCCGCCGTGCCGCGGTAGGAGAACCAGTTGGTGGCGTCGCCCAGCTTGCAGGCATAAATGACGTTCTCGGTACTCGAGCAGCCCCACACCCGGTTGTTGTGCTCCGTCAGCCAGTCCAGATCCGGCACCCGCCGCTGGGCTGTCACGTCCGGGAAAGGCCCGTCGAAGGTCTGGGTGGTCTTGCCGTCCATGGCCGTCCACACCACGCTCTGGCCCGTCACCACACAGGTGCCGTAGTACAAAACGCTCTCGATGTCCGGCGCAATGGAGAGGATCACTGAGTCCCCGGCCACGTCGTCCACCGCCACATCCCCGCCGAAATCGGCAGAATAAGCGTTCTTCACCACGCCAGGGATTCCCGTCAGGGTCACGGTGTCCCCGGCCTTGAAGGCTTCGCCCAATCCCTTGCAGGTCACACGGCAGTAGTTCAGCAGGATGTTCTGCCACCCGCCCGCCGTGCTGTAGAGCTTCAGGGCGTCGCGGTAGCTCCACGGGGCATCTTCGGCCTGCTTGAGCCAGACGTCGCCGTTCTTGGGGCTTTCCGGCTCGGTCGCGCCGAATTTGTTCGGCATGTACACCACGCCCGCAGCGTCGCAGGGGGTCACAGTCAGGCTTTTGCCGCCCTGCTGCCAGCCGGATCCCAGCGCGCTCAGCGTCCCCGCTGCGGTGTCAAAGGACATCTTGTCCGGCCAGATGAGCACCTTGGTCCCCATGCCCACCATCTTCTTCTCGCCGTCCGTCAGGGCGTCCTTCAGCTCCACGGTGTCGCCGCCGTCGTCCGGGGCATACCGCAGGGTCGTTCCTTCCACGGTCACGAGGCCGTTCAGGTGGTACATCCCGTTCATCCCGGTCGCTTGACGCACCTTCCGCCGGGGCTTGCGGGTCTCGAGGGCCGGGTATCCCCGCGAAGAAAAGTTCTTCTCCTTGCTCAGCTCTGCCTCGCTGCAGGCATACCCCTCGTTCAGCCCGCCAAATACCCGCAGCAGCTGCCGCTGGCTGTTGATTTGATTCAGACTTGTGCTTATCATTTCATCCTCCTTCCGAGTTCTCGTTCTTATTCCAATCGGAGAAACGAGAAAAAAGCGTTAAGCGCAGCG